AGTACCACGTCGAGGATCCGGGCACCACGACCGCCGGATACCTGTGGTGGTCCGCTGACCTTCTGTACCGGGCGGCGGAGAAGCTCGGCGGCATCCACCTGCTGATCGCACCCGACACCGAATCGGTGACCTGGGCGTGCATCGAGTCCACACGCGTCCGGTCCGAGCCCTCGTTCTCGTCCGGCTCGACGTTGACCACCCTCGTGCCGGGCCTCCCGAACCACACCGGGGGGCGGACGCAGAACGGCGGCGGCTGGAAGCGGCCCAACGGCACCACGGCCAACCAGTGGGTCCACGTCAAGACCTCGAAGGGCTGGGGCTGGGTCCGTGGTGGAGCGGTGAAGATCGCATGATCCGCGGCTACGACATCTCCCAGCACCAGTCCACGACCCCATCCTTCGACGGCATGGGCTTCGTCGTCCTCCGGGCCACCATCGGCACCACGAAGGACACGAAGTACGACCAGCACTACGCCGCGGCGCGAGCTGCGGGCATCGTGGTCATGGCGTACCACTTCAACGGCCCGCGCGGCTCCGACGTGGAGGCACAGGCGGCGAAGTTCCTCGACGTTGCCAAGGACGCCGACTTCCTGTGGCTCGACCAGGAGGCGTACAACGCCACGACCTCCGGCTTCTCCGACGCCGAGGCGCAGCGGTTCATCGACGCGGTACGCAAGGTCCGGCCCTGCGGCCTGTACCACTCCGCGTCCAACTTCGCAGGGGTCGACGCCGACGCCAAGTGGGTGGCCGACTGGCGTGACGCCTCCGAGGCCGCGGGCTATCCCCGGACGGCGGATGGCAAGCCCTTCCCGGATTGGACGCTCTGGCAGTACGACGGCGGCGGCGCGGACAACCTCGACAACGACCTGTGGAACCCCGCCAAGCCGATCGCCGGGCTGCTGCGGCTGGGGTACGTCACGCAGGCCGAACACGCCGCGCAGACCGAGATGCTCATGACGACCGCAGGCGCGCTCTTGGCGTCGCAACAGCAGGTTCAGGCGCTCCAACAGGAAGTGGTCGAGCTGGCGAACGAGCTGACCGACGTGCGCGCCGACCTAGCCGCCGCTCCGGGCATCGAGCGCGAGCGCATCGCAGCGGCCGAGGCGGAAAGGATCAGGGGGATATGACGACGTTCTCAATCGGCATCGGCGACGGTCCAGCTCGTCTCCATGACGCGGCGGCCCTGCTTGCGGAGATGGAGGCTCGCGGCCTTGCGTCGATGGGCGGCCACCTGACGATCACGGTCAACGCGGTGAGCGCCGCGTCCGAACTGCTCCGCAAGGTGTCGACGTGCGAGGCCGGATGCGGCTGCACCGTCTACAGCCCGAAGGCGGACTGCCCCGAGCCGTCATGCCCCTGCCTGACTGCCACGCCGGGCGCCTGATCCCGGCGCAGATCACCCGAGAGCTTCTTCGGGCTCTGGGAGTCCGCGTGTGTCCCGACTGCCACCGCGCCTACGCAATCGCAGGGCGGCGAACGTGGCGTGAGGGTAAGTAACCCTCATCGTGTGGGTTGCTAACCGCTTATCCCACATTGGTTGCAGGGGCAACGAATGACCTCCTGGTACGTCATCGACCCACTGTGGGCCGTGGCCCTCGTGTTCGGGCTCGGCTTCCTGTTCGCCTGCGGCTTCGTCGCAGGAGTTCTCTCCACGAAGCATCGGAGGTGACATGACCGGCGCTCTCCGCAACGTCTTCGGCAAGGCCACCGTGCAGGGCGTCCTCGCCCTCGGGATCATGGCGACCGCCGCAACGCTCGCCCTCACCGAGCGCATCGACGGCCCGTCCTTCCTCGGCCTCGCCATCGTGGTCGCTGGCTTCTACTTCCGCCAGCCCAGCCCGGACAAGGAATGAACGAGCGCGTGTTCCCGCGTGGCTGCGCAAGCATGGACGGCCACAGCATCACGTCGGTGTTCGACGAGACGGCTGGCCGCGTGGTGCTCGTGTGCCAGCGTTGCGGCGATGCGGTGCCGCTCTCCGTGGCGATTGCCCGGACCCCGCCCCCGATCATCGTGAAGGAGATCGACACAAATACGACGGTGACGCAGCCCTACATCGCCAGCGTGACCTACCGTGGCTAACCTCGACTGGCCCCTGATCCGCCGCATCGGCTGGATCACGGCGACCCTCATGGTGGCGTTCGTCCGGTGAGCGAGAGCGGGGCAAGCACCGCGTCTCTCCTCTCCGCAGCCCAGGCCATCCTCGCAGAGCGCACCGCGACCAACCTCCGGTGCCCGGTGGCGAAGATGCTCGCGGCCATGCCGACCGACCAGGCGGATGAGCTGCGAACCCTCCTGCTCATGGACAAGCGCGAGATGCCCGCGGCGGTCATCGTCCAGGTTCTCGCCGACGCCGGCTACGCCATCACCGAGGATCCCATCCTCTCGCACCGTCGAACGCTGCGGGGCGGAATGGGCTGCAAGTGTCGCTCGTAGAGCAGGCCACGGCGCTCGCCTCGGAGCAGATCATCCCGACGCTCAAGGACGCCGACCTCATCCGGGAAGCGGAGCAGCGCGGCTTCGTCATCCACAAGCCGCAGCCCATCGAGACGCCCGTCCTCGACGTGTCGGCGCTCACGGGCAAGGACCGCCTCCGCATCGCGGTCGTGTCCTGCACCCACTTCGGCTCCAAGTACCAGCAGCTCACCGCCCTTCGGGAGTTCTGCGAGTACGCCGACCGCGTTGCCAAGGTCGACCTGTTCGTTCACGCGGGCGATCTCGAGGACGGCCCCAGCGCCCGCCACAAGAACCCGTCCGAGGTGTTCCAGCACACCTACGACGCCATGCTGGACTACTCGGCAGCGGTCCTGCCCCGGACCCGCAAGCCGTGGAAGATCATCTCGGGGAACCACGACGACTGGTGGACGATCGACGGCGGGCCGGATCTCATCAAAGCCCTCTGCGAGCGGCGCGACGACTGCGAGTACCTCGGCAAGTCCCTCGGCTACCTGCGGTTCAAGGACACGCTGATCGAGGTCACGCACCTCAACACCGGCTCGGCCTACGCCTACTCGTACAAGCCGCAGAAGCACGTCGAGAGCCTGTCGGCCGAGCGCAAGCCGAACGTGTGCCTGATCGGCAACTTCCACAAGTTCTGCGCTCTCAACTACCGCAACGTCCTCACGGTCCAGCTCCCGTCCTTCCAGGCGCAGTCTGGCTGGATGGCCGGCAAGTCCCTCGTCTCCGAGGTGGCGGGCGTCATCGTCGACATCGGCCTGCACACCAAGGGTCTTGCTCCGGTGATGAAGGTCGAGACGGTCAACTTCTTCGAGCCGCGAGCGAACGACTGGCCCTAGCCCGGAGCGTCCCATGTCACCGCCGCTGACCCCCTCCGAATGGACCTCGCTGGTGGCGGTGATCCTGGTCCTCGTGGTCATGCTCTGGATGGTGCCCTCCTGCGGCGACCCTGAATGCCGGCAGGCCCACCAGAAGCACGGCGTGGCGCAGCGGGCCGCGGAGATCGAGAAAGAGCACCAGACGTTCCACTCCCCCGACCGGCCCCAAAGCCTCTGTTCGCTGTGTCAGGGAAGGCGCCGCGATGACTGACCCGGTGTGCGTGTTCTGCCCCGCCCACGCCTCGGTCCGCGCCTACGACCTCTACTGGTGCACCGAGCACCTGCTTCGCCTGTACCTCGGCCTGTGCATGGTGGCGCCGTGATGGACCTATCAGCCTTCCTCGGCGGCTACGTCCCGCCAGAGGTATGCATCTGCGGCCAGAAGATCCCCGACACGGCGATCTACTACGGCTTCCCCCTGTCCTCCGAATCCGACGAGCCGATGGCGTTCGTCAACGAGTGGCACGACCACTGCCTCGGGGAGTGGGGCTGGCAGCGATCCAACGACGACTTCGGCATCGAGCATGTCCACTACCAGGAACAGGCCGCATGACCCTCCTCTACCGCTTCCTCATCCCCACCCCGATCATCGACAGGCTGGATGCGTAGACCCTGTGGGGTATGCGGTACACCCTCTCCCCAGCGGCTATGCCCTGACCATAGGGGTACCACGGCACGGGGATACGGAACAGCGCACCAAGCAGCGCGTCGCGCGCTGGATCCAAGCCAAGGTTGCGGTTACTGCGGACAGCCCCTCCCCCCTGCCGGATGGGTGGCAGCGCACGTCGTCGATGGTGACCCTACCCATGGGTACATCGCATCGCATCGATCATGCAACGAAGCGGCGAAGCGCGGCGGGGGCGCTCGGAATCTTGGAAACGCCGAGTCCCGCATGACTCACGCAGTCACGCGCACACCGCCGCGAAACTAGGCCGAATCCCCCGCGAAAGGCGACATGCCAGTCGGACGCCCTCCCAAGCCCACCGAACTCAAGCGCCGGCTCGGCAATCCCGGCAAGCGCAAGCTCGCCACGGCCCTCGCGGTCGTGCCGATCGACATCGCGCAGATCGCCGACGGCCCGATCGTCCAGGCCCTCGTGGATTCCGGCGCCGCGGGCTGGATCGGTGCCACCGACGCCCCGACCGTCAGGCTCGCGCAACGCCTGTGGGACGACATGGAGGCGCTGCGCTCCGCGCTCGACGACCAGTTCGACAAGAAGACGCACGACGCCTACATGGCGACCGTCAAGGAGCTTCGATCCTGTCTCTCAATGCTGGGTCTGAGCCCGTCCGACCGAAGTCGGCTGGGGGTGGCCGAGGTAAAGGCCCGGTCCAAGCTCGAGGAGCTGATGGACCGACGCCGGGCTGGCCGCCAAGGTTCGTCACCCGCGTCCCGCAAGCCGCAGCCCGAGCCGGAGACGGAGACGACCTCCTAGACTTCCTTGCCGCCTACGGCCGGGTCACGAAGGACAGCATCGCCGGCCCGTCCGGCAGTCCGCTCGATCCGCGCGGCTGGCAGCAGCGCCTCGTCCGGGACACGTTCGCCCGTGATCCGCTGACCGGCCGGCGCCTGCATCGCACGGCGATGTGGGGCATGGCCCGGAAGAACGGCAAGACCGGCCTCGTCGCGCCGATCGCGCTGTACGGGCTGATGCTCGACGGGCAGGGCGCCGAGGTCTACTCCTGCGCGGCCGACCGCGACCAGGCCAAGCTCGTGTTCGGCGCCGCGAAGCGCACCGTCGACCTCGTGCCCGAACTCTCCGAACGCCTCCGGCTGTACCGGGACGTGATCGAGGATCCGGTCACAGGCTCCATCTACCGTGCCCTGTCGTCCGAGGCGTACACGAAGGAAGGTCTGAGCCCGACCCTCGTCCTCGCCGACGAACTCCACGCTTGGCCGAACCGCGACCTGTACGACGTGATGGCGCTCGCGATGGGCGCCCGTCGCGATCCGCTGATGCTGATCGTCACGACAGCGGGAGTGCGGACGGACACGACCGGCCAGCACTCGATCGCCTACTCGCTCTGGCAGTACGGCCTCCGCGTCGTCTCGGGCGAGGTCGCCGACCCGACCTTCTATCTCGCGTGGTGGGCGGCAGCGGATGACGCGGCCCTCGATGACCGGGAAGCTGACATCGCAGCCAACCCCGGCCTCGGCGACATCCTCGACGAGTCCGAGCTGCGCAGCGCCGCGGCCAAGGCGATGGTCGGCGGGATGTCGGAATCGGAGTTCCGCATCAAGCGCCGCAACACGTGGGTTGCCTCCGCGGTCGCCGCGCTCCCCGCCGGGGCTCTCGAGCGGCGCACCGAGCGCAAAGACACGACCGGCCAGCGCGTCGTCCTCGCGTTCGATGGCTCGTACAACCACGACAGCACGGCGCTCGTCGCGATCACCGTGGAGGACACCCCGCATGTCGAGGTCATCGAGTGCTGGGAACGTCCCCTCGACCAGCCGACATGGACCGTGCCCATCGCGGCCGTTGACGCCAAGGTGCGCGAGGCGTGCAAGTTACGTCGCGTGGTCGAGCTCGCGTGCGACCCGTTTCGCTGGGCGCAGCTCATGGAGCAGTGGGAAGCCGACGGCCTGCCGGTGCTGGCCTACGCCACGACATCCGCGGTCAAGATGGTGCCCGCTTGGACGAAGTGGTACGACGCCGTGATCGGCGGCGCCGTGACCACCGACGGTGACCCCCGACTCCTGCGCCACGCCGCCAACACGATCCTGAAAACCGACCGCCTCGGCTCACGCCCGATCAAGGACCCGCGCCACGCCGCGGCCTCGGTCGACCTCCACATCTGCGCCGTCATCGGCTTCGACCGCGCCACCTGGTGGGCGAGCCAGCCCGTCGCCGCAACGCCCCGGTACATCCCCATCGAGCCTGCCGCGCCCCGCGAACGCACCCGCGAGGACGAGCAGCGCGAGATCGAAGCCTTCTTCGGCGAGGACGAATGATCGGCTCCATCCTCCAGATCGCAGGCATCGGCGTCTTCGCGGTCGCCGCCTTCCTTGTCTACTTCCCCCTCGGGCTCGCAGTGGTGGGCGCTGCACTCGTGGTCATCGGGCTCTGGCTCGAACCCTCGAAGGAGTAAACCCACTTGCTCCGAGCCCTCATGGAGCGTCGGGCGCTGTCGTTCGCGTCCGTCTTTGGCACCGGCATCGACACGCTCGGCTACAGCACGAGCGCGGGGATCAGTGTCAACCAGGACAGCGCGTTGTCGTTCAACGCCGTGTGGGCGTGCGTGCGCCTGCTCGCGGGCGACATCTCGACCCTGCCCGTGGACGCCTTCCGCAAGGGCCGCGACGGCAGCCGGAAGCCGCTGGAGCCCACCCCCTCGTGGCTTCTGGAGCCGGATCCGTTTGACCCGTCCGTCACGCTGATCGACCATCTCAACCAGGTGGCGATGAGCCTGCTCCTCGACGGTAACGCCTTCGTGCTCGTCAGCCCGTCCGTCTTCGATCCCGTGCGACTGACGGTCCTGAACCCGCGGAGCGTCACGGTGAAGGCCCCCGGCGGCCGTCCGGAGTACCACCTGACCAACGCGCAGGGCCGCG